AGCAGAATCTTCCTTTGAAGGGTGGATAAGCGAGAGGAATAAAATTACACAATTATTGAACCAGATGATTGAAAAAAATAATATTATGGATAAGAATTCCAATAATCCTGAATCAAAAATGTTGTCACAACAACTTACTACACTGGCACAGATGATTAACCTTACACATAAAAACATATTATGAGTGACCATAAATATTACTATGATGAATACTACGATGATATATCGGACTTTGTAGACAACTATAGACTAGTCAAGAACCCCCATATTGTAGGGGTGTATAGTGATGGTCTACCTGCAGCGGTTCATATCAGTAATGCATTGAAGTGTCCTTTGAGTATCGTTAAAGTGGAAGACGACAAAGCCAGGTGGTTGTTGAACTATACAGAGGATAGGGATTTAAGACCAGACAGCTGTCCTTTGTTTCCACGTTTGATTGTTATTGATACGGTATACGCTTCTGGTAATCAATTTCCAGCAATTAAACAGTTGCCAGAGTTTATTAATAATCCTGATTATTCATTTTTTTCATTCTTTGGTTGTAAGAATGATAATGAAGTATTTTATAAATACGAACAAGTATACAAAAATATTTTATTTCCTTGGCATGATACGAGTAGATTTACAGAATTAAAGATGAGATGATTTATAGATTTTTAAACACAAGTGATAAGTTTTATAAATACATTATGTAAAGGGGGTACAGGTATGAACGAAGAAAATCAAGATAACGATGAACCAGAACAAGAGAATGAGCCACGTTACGATGAAAACGGGAATCTATTTATCAAGCTTGGACTTGATGATAGTGCGTTAGTAGTTCGTGCAGATGGTACGATTGAAATGGTTAGCCATGACCTTGAGAGTGCTGAGGATGGATATATGGGTGATGTTGAAGATTTAAGTAAAACATTTTCACTTGTATTAGCATTAGTATCTGCGTTGGAGAATGAAGAATTATATAATCGTATTTTTCACAACTTGAATATGATTCTAATGAAGAAATGGGAAGTATTGGATGACGGTACAAAAGAAATGATTATCGAAAAACGTAAAAAGCTTTCAGATGATCTTTCTCCAGAAGAAGGGGAAGAAAAACTTCAACGGGTTAATGAATTCAGAAAACGTATGAATAAGTATAAAGATACGTTTCTTGATGATATGGAAAAAGATAAGAAGAGATTGAAGCGTGATATGCAAGATGAGCTTGATTGGCAGAAGAAGTTTGGCCGTGACTTTGGGATGAATCCTGAAATGAAAGACATGGATATGGAAGACACGATGGAAACCCGTAAGAAGGTTAAGAAGGTTAAACGAAATCCTCTTGCTAAGTTGATAGGTGCTAACTGGAATCCATACGATAAGTCATTGAAGGCACACTTTAAAGAGTGGCACGCGGATGATCCACCAAAGTTAGAGGATGACGAATAATGAATAAAGACCTATTTGGTAATGATATTGTAATTGATGAAGTAGAAGAGGTCAAAGTAAAAAAGGTGTCACCATTTGATTTAGCACACGACTTGACCAGTAAGGAAAGGTATGAAGCTGAATCTTGTGAGATGAAAGAATACAAAACATTTCTTATCAATCGCTCATTATCTTATCATGGCGATTTGATAGGTTATGTTAATGAAATGAATGTTCATACTGATGTAAGCAATAGATTTCATTATGATTTTCTTCATCATTCTATACCGAAGAAGAAGCGTTCTAAGAAGTTCTGGTCTAAGTCTAAAAAGATTGAACACTTGGAAATGGTTAAAGAGTATTTTAACTACAGTAATCAGAAAGCACTTAGTGCGTTGTCAGTTTTATCTGACAAAGATATTATAAATATCAAAGATAGGATGTTTAAAGGTGGTGTTTCATAATATTATAAATAACTATATTAGGTATAGTTATTAAAAATGGCTATATAATGTTTATTTGAATTGAAAGGGGTATGAGATGAATGTTGAAAATGTAAAATGGTCTATCGAAGATATGATTGAAGTTCGTCTGAAAGAAGACGATGATTTTTTAAAAGTTAAAGAAACCCTCACACGAATTGGTATAGCTTCACGAAGAGAAAAGAAGTTATTTCAATCTTGCCACATACTCCACAAGCAGGGAAAATATTATATTGTTCACTTTAAAGAGCTCTTTGCTCTTGACGGTAAACCTACTAATATTTCAGAGAACGATTTAGAAAGAAGAAATACAGTTGTAAATCTTTTACACGAATGGGATTTAGTTGAAATCGTTACACCTGAAAAAGCACAGCCAACTACTTCAATCCGACAGATGAAAATTCTACCATTCAGTGAAAAGTCTGAATGGGATTTGCAAGCTAAATATACAATTGGTAATGTTGGAATCCGTACAACCAAAGAACCTAAAAAAGAAAAGACGTTTGAGATGGATGACGATTTTGCATTATGAAAATGATATTTTTCTTTATGATATTTTTACAAACAGGCTGTAGTTCTATTGGTGGATTAGCTGCTAATACATTGGCAGGTGCTCTTGGTAATATGATTGATAGAAGAGTTGAGGATAAACTAGGTAATGATGCTGAACTATCTGATGAGAAATTAGAACCAAAATTGAAAAAGGAGAAGTTTGATGATTGTAAAAATTGTGAAGTTGACAAGTGGGGAAGAATTGTTTGGTGATTTTAATGAACAGAAAAGTATTATAAAGAATCCCGTTGTTATGATTCCCGTGAGCAAAGAACAGATTGCGTTCCAACCATGGCTACCATATTCCGAAGATAAAGACTACACCCTAAAATCAGAACATATTTTGATTATAGCTACAGCTGCTGAAGCTATAGCTACCGAATATAATAGAATATACGGTTCAGGTATTGTTATTCCTTCTGATGCTGGGGGTTTATTGTCGTAAAGTTTTTCCTTGTAATGTGAACCTTTTTTTGATATAATATATATACTATGAAATTCTATACCTATATTGGCCAGTTCCAAAATAAAATCTATGTGCGTGATATAGATAGCAAGGGTGAGGAGTATTCTGAATATGTCCCCTTCCAACCTACTCTATATGTCCCATGCCCACCAGAAAAAGCTACTTTCAAAACCCTAGACAATAAACCTTTAGCGAGTTTAAAGTTTCCGTCTATAAACGATTGCAAAGACTTTGTTGAGCAATACGATAACGTAAGCAACTTTGCCTTTCATGGCTCGAAGAGTTATGTATCTCAATACATATCTGAAACTTATCCTAATATACAATGGGATAGGTCTAAACTTATTATCTATACACTTGATATTGAGGTTGCATCTGATGAAGGTTTTCCAGATATACGTTCTGCTAATTCACCCATTACATCATTGACGATTCATAATAGTGTTAAAGATATCTATTATGTTTTTGGCACAGGTGAGTATACTCCAAACGATCCCGAAAAAACAATTAAATATTTTCTTTGTGATAACGAAGAAGAAATGATGCAGCTCTTTTTAGATTGGTGGAAAGATAATCCGCCTCATATAATCACTGGCTGGAACTGTAAGTTTTTTGATATGCCTTATATCATTAATCGCCTTATGTATTTGGGTTTGAATCAAAAACTACTTTCACCCATCAACAAAGTCTTTGAAAAGAATGTTGTGATTGCTGGTAGAGAGAATCAATACTATGGTATCATCGGTGTATCTATTTTAGATTATATAGATTTGTATAAAAAGTATACCTACAAAAACCGAGAGTCATATCGCTTGGACTATATAGGACAGGTCGAGCTTGGTATGGGTAAGATTACTGATGACGCAGTTGCTGGTTATAACTTATATAAAACTGATTATCAAAAGTTTATCGAATACAACATCAAGGACGTTGAGATTGTAAAGAAGCTTGATGATAAGATGAAGTTATTAGATTTGATTATTACTATAGCTTATGAATCACAAGTTAATTTTGAAGATGTTTTCTCACCTGTTAAAACTTGGGAATGTATTATATACAATTTCTTGAAAGATCAAAACATTGCTACTCCCAACAAAAGAAACCGTGGTGATTCTAAAAGCATTGAAGGTGGATATGTTAAAGACCCCCATATTGGACTGCATAAGTGGGTTGTATCGTTTGACTTGAATTCACTTTATCCACATTTGATTCAGCAGTATAACATCAGCCCTGAAACTATCTCGCATGATGAAGTGCTTCAGATAAAATATAAAGATGGTGTGAATGGTTTGTTAGATCAAAAGTATGATACAAATTATCTCAAAGAAATGAATATGACCTTGACCCCGAATGGTCAGCATTTTACAAATGAGTTTCAAGGATTTCTTCCTAAACTTATGAAAACGATGTATGACGATAGGGTGACATATAAAAAGAAGATGCTTGCAGAGGAGCAGAGGTTAGAAGATGGGAATTACAAAAGTAAACAGGAAGTTGTAAATAATATATCAAAATACAATAATGCTCA